GGAGGAGTGTAGGTCTGTCTGGATTACAACCAACGACAACTACAAGCTCGTTGGCTGTGATGCTTCTTCTCTAGAGCTTCGCTGTCTGGCACATTATATGAATGATCCAGACTTTACGAAGGAGGTGGTGAATGGTGACATTCATACCGCCAATCAGAAGATGGCTGGACTCGACACAAGAGACCAAGCCAAGACCTTTATCTATGCATTGATCTATGGCGCAGGGCCGGAGAAGATCGGGTCTATTGTCGGAGGTGGTGCAAAGGAAGGTAAGAGGATCATGGACAGGTTCATGAAGAATATGCCAGCGTTGAAGTTCCTGCGTGAGAACGTAGCAAAGGCATCTGCTTCTGGATATATCCGTGGTCTGGACGGACGGCTACTCAAAGTCAGACAACAACACGCCGCCGTCAATCTGCTTCTTCAAGGGGCAGGAGCAATCATATGTAAAGAATGGTTGCGTCAGATAACTTTAGCTGTGCGACAGGGTGCCTATGACTACCGCCTTGTCGCCAGCATCCACGACGAGTATCAGTTTGAGGTACGTGCTGATCAGGCCGAAAGGTTTGGTGAAGCTACGCAACGTGCAATGAAGTACGTTGAGGAAAACCTGAAGGTTCGCTGTCCTCTGGACAGTGAATACAAGATTGGAAACAATTGGGCTGAGACTCACTAAAAAAGTATTGACACACTGTTTATGGTGTGGCATAATTCCAAAATCAAATCAGCGGCAAGGACCGCACTAACAGAAAAGGAAAGACAAAACAATGGCTGTAGAAATTCTCTCTGGTAAAGCATACTGGACCTCAATCGCTCAACCTAATACTACGTTTGAGCCTGTGTGGTCTGTAGATATCGCACTCTCTGGTGATCAGCTTGAAAAAGCTAAGTCCCTTGGTCTGCCCATCAAGAACAAGGGTGACGAGCGTGGTGACTTTGTTAAGATCAAGCGTAACGTAACTCGCCGTGATGGGACTAGCAACAACCAGCCTATCATGGTTGATTCTCAGAAGCGTGTGATGACTGATACTCTTGTTGGTAATGGTTCCGATGTCAACGTGGCATTCAAGACCTACGATTGGGAGTATGGTGGTAAGAGTGGTGTAGGTGCTGACCTTGCAAAGTTGCAGGTTGTGAACCTGATCCCTTACGCCAACGACGATGCGTTTGATGTTGTTCCTGATGGGTATCAGGCAGCGGCTGACACAGCAGCCGACAACAACAACGATGACGACATTCCTTTCTAAGTCAACGTAACGTCAAATGGGTGCAGCATCATACACGTATGGCTGTGGGCTGGTTAGAGTTTGGGCGGGTACACCAGCATCTTAAAGAAAGGAGCAATCATGGAAGACATGGTAAATAATCCAAGTCATTACAATCAATCTGGTATTGAATGTATTGATGCCATTGAGGCCGCTACTGGTCTTGGTGAAGGGTTTGAATACTATCTTCAAGGCAACATCATCAAGTATCTTTGGCGATATCGTTACAAGAACGGAATTGAAGACTTGAAGAAAGCACGTTGGTACTTGGACAAACTAATCGAAATAGAAGGAGAATGACAATGCGTAGTGAAGTAATTCAGGTTCTCAAGAATCATGCTGTGGCAAATGTACATCTTCATAAAATGAATATTGAAACCTACCTTACTAACCCCGCCGGTATTGGAGAGCACTCTGATATTATGGAAGCTATTCAAAGTGAGCTTGACAAGATGGCAGTACACGAAGACAGGTTGAGTATTCTAAACAACTGGCCGGAGTAACATAATGAAAAAGAAAATTGATACTCTTGTACAAGACATTTACGAAGTTCTTGAACAAGGTACAAATGTAAACTCTATAAAAAACAGAGATGCTATACATGACTTCAGTCGTGTAGTGGCATCAGTTACGAAACGTGCTCTTGCAGAAGGTAAAAGAGAACGATCTTCTAACCTTAGAATGTCGCAGATCGGTAAGCCGAATCGTCAACTGTGGTATGATATGCGTGTCACAGACGAGACAGAAGAAACTATCAGTGGTTCTACTAGACTGAAGTTTCTGTACGGAGAAATCCTTGAGGCTTTACTTATCCTTCTGACTGAACTTTCGGGACACGAAGTTACAGAGCAACAAAAGGCCGTAGAAGTTGAAGGTATTGTAGGACACAAGGACTGTCGAATTGATGGCACTCTTGTTGATATCAAGTCTGCGTCGTCTTATGCCTTCAAAAAATTCAAGGAAGGAACGCTGGCACTTAGTGATCCTTTCGGGTATATTGCCCAGATATCTGGCTATGCAGAGGCAGAAGGTGATACCAATGCAGCATTCTTTGCTATTGATAAATCTTCTGGTGAGCTTGCCTTGATGACAGTTGATCAGATGAATATGATCAATGCATCAGATCGTATCAAACATCTAAAGGGTGTTCTAAAACAGGCCACTCCACCAGAGCGTTGTTACGAGGCAGAGCCTGACGGTAAGTCTGGCAACATGAAGCTGGCTGTTGGTTGCATCTACTGTCCACACAAGTTTGAGTGCTGGAAAGATGCAAACGGTGGACATGGTCTGCGGCAGTTCCAGTACTCAACAGGTGTTAGATATTTGACACAGGTTGCAAATCCTCCGGCAGTGGAAGAACTACATGCCTAAGAGACGCAAGCCAAGGGATCATCAGTATCGATCCAACTCTGAGTTCAATACGGCGCAGGTTCTTATCAAGCACAGGATAGATTTTGTCTATGAACCTGACGCCATCCCCTTCACATGGGTGGAGAACAAGAGATACATCCCTGACTTTGTACTACCAAACGGTATCATACTGGAGGTCAAGGGAAGGTTCATGTTGGAGGACAGGAAGAAGCACCTGTTCATCCGGGATCAGTATGGTGATAAGCACGATATCAGATTCGTGTTCGACAATCCAAACAGAAAACTATACAAAGGTGGGAAGATGACATACGCCGATTGGTGTGAGAAATACGGATTCCTTTATTGTAAACAAGGGGAGGGTATCCCAGAAGAATGGTTCAATGAAAAAAGAAGAAATATTTCTCGTAGAAGAAGGGCTTGATGATGTATCAACACCAGAGAAAACATTGTTTCTCTGTGTGCTACTACAAGCACTTCTAGATGCTACTAAACCTGTCACATCCGCAGAGCCTATGTCTTCTTCTCTGCATCGTGACAGGGCTATTGCTTGGTTCTTTTCCTCTGTCGGCGTAACTGCCGATGATTTTGTTCAGGTGTGTGATTATGCAGGGGTTGATCCACACTACATGAGAGACTTTGCATTCAAGGTTCTCAGGTCTGGAGAAATAGACTACGTTAGGAAAAGAATTAATGCAGTTTTGGGCCATTAGTCTATTGCCTTTTTAGATATCCCGTGATAGAATTGCATCTTTAACTCTAAAGAAAGGAAACTCGTCAATGAATAATTATCTCCCCACAGACTATCAAAATTTCATTGCTCTTTCCCGCTATGCAAGGTGGCGTGAAGAAGATCAACGTCGTGAGACTTGGACAGAAACTGTTGAGCGTTACTTTGATTACATGGAAAATCACCTTGCAAAAAATTACAACTACGCTATGCCAGAAGACCTCCGTGCAGAGCTTGAAGAGGCAGTGCTAAACCAAGACATCATGCCAAGCATGAGAGCACTGATGACCGCAGGCCCAGCTTTGGATCGTTGTCATGTAGGTGGTTACAACTGCTCTTATATGCCGGTGGACAGCCCTCGTGCGTTTGACGAGTGTATGTACATCCTTATGTGTGGGACAGGCGTGGGCTTCTCTGTAGAGCGTGACTGCGTTGATCAGCTTCCATATGTAAACGAAACATTTCATGAGACAGATACAGTGATCAAGGTTGGCGATAGTCGTCCGGGATGGGCGAAGTCTCTCCGGGAACTTATTGCTATGCTGTATGCCGGACAAATTCCAAAGTGGGATGTCAGTGAGGTAAGACCCGCAGGAGCAAGACTCAAGACCTTTGGTGGTCGTGCCTCTGGCCCCCAGCCGCTAGTAGAGCTTTTCAAGTTCTGCATTGAGAAGTTCAAGGGTGCTGCGGGTCGCAGACTCTACCCAATCGAATGTCACGATATCATGTGTAAGATTGGTGAGGTGGTTGTTGTAGGTGGTGTTCGTCGTAGCGCACTGATCAGCCTGTCCAACCTGAACGATGATCTCATGGCAAAAGCAAAGTCGGGACAGTGGTGGGTCAATGAAGGCCAACGTGCTCTGGCTAACAACTCCGTTGCTTACAGGTTCAAGCCGGAGATTGGCACGTTCATGCGTGAGTGGGTGTCCCTATATGACAGTAAGTCTGGTGAGCGTGGCATCTTCAACCGTGAATCTGCAATCAAACAGGCACAAAAGAATGGTCGCCGCCAAACTCTTACAGGAGAAAAACATCATCTTACAAAGCTTCCTCTTCACTACGAGTATGGGTGTAATCCATGCAGTGAGATTATTCTTCGTCCGTATCAGTTCTGTAATCTCTCAGAGGTAGTTGTACGCTCCTCAGACACGCAACAGACGCTGACAGAAAAGGTCCGTCTGGCAACCATACTTGGAACCTTCCAAGCCACTCTGACGAACTTTAAATACCTTCGTAAGGTGTGGAAGAAGAATACAGAAGAGGAGCGGTTGCTTGGCGTATCTCTGACAGGTATCATGGACAATGATATGATGTCGGGTAAGTCAACTCACCTTGGCATGAACATTGGTGCTACTCTGAATGCACTCAAAGAACAAGCAATTGTCACAAACAAGGTAATGTCTGAGCGTCTTGGCATCAAGCAGTCGGCAGCTATCACCTGCGTCAAGCCATCTGGTACAGTGTCACAGCTTGTAAACAGTGCCTCTGGCATTCACGCTC